CAAGTTGAGACAAGGCGACAGGTTACTAGCCTGCAACCGAGTACACGAAAGGGCGAAAAGTAAAACGGATGCAACCCGATGACATAGCGCGCCTGATACGCGAGGCCGCGCGGGAAGAGGTGCAAGAAACAGAGCGGGAACCGGCAGACCTTGCAAATATTAAAGGGCAGCTACAATCCAGCCCTTCAAAATCGGAAAAGCAAAACGTTTTCTCTGCTGCTGCCAGTCTCCCCCTCACAGTATCTCCCCATCCGCAATCTGAAAATTTTGCCGCCAAAAATTTTGGGGAGGATAACGATACTTTAACCAAAGTTGCACCGTTAAATAACGGTAGTCTTTGTGCCCAGTACGAATCGTGTTTTGACGTTCCGTTCCTTTCGATCTTCAAGTGGTGGGAAGAGAAAACGGATAACTACAAGAACCTGCCTTTTGTCAGAGCCTTGTGCATGTACGACAGGTATTTTCTGCTGGTTCAGATGTTCGGTCGGCAGGACATGCTGCATGAGTGGCTTTATGACCGTTGCCGGGAGGTTGAACGCGATCCTGATAACTGTTTGGATTTGTGGTCACGTTTTCACTACAAGTCCACGATCATCACGTATGCCGGGGTAATTCAGGAGATATTGAAAGACCCGGAATTGACGGTTGGGATATTCAGTCACGTCAAACCGATTGCCAAGGGCTTTTTAAGTCAGATCAAGCGTGAACTGGAATCGAACGAGCAACTGAAGAAGTTGTTCCCGGATATTCTTTATGACAACCCGGAACGTCAAAGTCCGTCATGGTCGATTGATAACGGGCTGATCGTCAAACGAAGAGGCAACCCGAAGGAATCAACGATCTCCGCTTGGGGTCTTGTGGACGGTCAGCCAGTTTCAGCTCACTATCGTTTGAGGGTTTATGATGACGTAGTGACTCAGGCTTCGGTTTCGACTCCCGAACAGGTTGCAAAGACGACTGAGGCGTTTCAGCAGTCCGCGAACTTGGGCACGGAAAATGGTCGTCGTTGGATGGTTGGTACTCGCTGGTCTTATGCTGACACCTACGCCGAACTGATTAAATCCGGCATGGTCAAGATCAGGCTTTACCCAGCGACTGATGACGGGACTTTTACCGGAAACCCGGTTCTCTGGTCGCCAGAATTCAACGAGCAGATGAAGCTCGAACAAGGAGAAGCGGTCTATGCAACGCAATGTCTTCAGAACCCGCTTGCAGGCTCTCAGAAGATGTTCGATGTATCCGATCTTCAGGTGTACGAAGTCAGACCTGAAACGCTGGCTGTATACATACTTATCGACCCTGCCCGTTCAAAGAAGACCGACTCCGATAACACGGCCATGGTTGTCGTGGGACTGGACTACGCGGCGAACAAATACATCCTTGATGGTTTTAACCATAAGATGGACTTGCAGGAGCGCTGGCAAAATACCGCGAGGCTGTTTGAAAGATGGAGAAGGGCGACTGGTGTACAGAGCCTATATGTAGGGTATGAGTCATTCGCCGCTCAAGCTGATCTGGACTACTTCCACGAACAACAGAAACTGACAAAGATTCATTTTCCGATTGTTGAACTGGCATGGCCTCGGGAGGGTGGCGGATCGAAGGTTGACCGTGTTCAACGTCTTGGCCCGGACATGCGCAGTCATAAAATCTTTCTTCCCTACGCAACCGACGATAAGAATTTAACCGCCGCCCAGAGAAGGATGACGCAGGGTTACGACTATCGTATTGCAAGGAAGATCAAAAAGAAAGACCAGAACAACGAGGCATACGATCTGGCCGAACAGATCAAGGAACAGATTTTCTATTTTCCGTTTGGTGGAAAGAAAGACTTGGTGGATGCGCTCTCCCGGATTTATGACATAGAACCTCGCGCCCCAAGTTATCGTGAGCAGCGTTATTCAGAACCGGAGTTCGTATGAGTAAAGACATTGTTATGGTGGAAAAGCAGGATTTGGATAAGATTCTTAAGAAAGAAAAATCTCTTGCTCTATGGGAAGCGAATTTAAAAACACAAGAAAGGCGCTTGAAGAAAGCGCAACAAGATTTTGAAAGACGTGTTCAGCAGACAGTAGATATTCGGACGATTGGTTTGAAGCATGAATTGAAAAAAGCACAATACATGGCTTCACTTAACAAGCTTCCAGAAACAACCTTGAAAGATCAGTTGCGAAATTTATTTTCCACGATATTTTCCAAAAAGAAATCTGCATGAACATAATCCTCCACGGTGAAGGTAAGGACATCCGAATGCACCAGTGTTCAGCCGGTGTACTCCAACACACACTGTCTGTGCCGGTGAAAGTATTTTCCGGCGTGAATTGGTTCGGCCCAATCGTTACTGATAAGGAAGTCATATACAAATTTGATTATCAGCTTGGTGACTACTACCACTACAGACTTGAAACTGACAAAAAAAATTAAGCTCAGATTATTTCCAAAGCTCATGATCTGGCAATTCATGTCATGGGAATTCGGACGTTGGGAGGGGATGAGATATATCGTGTCAATCAAAGACGCACTGAGGAAAATATGAAACCCACACTTGATGAATTCAAAGAAACGCTGAATCAGGAGATGATCGACGAAGACGTTAAGCACGCAAAATACGTGATGAAAGATCGCCATAACCGCTTGCGTGAACTGAGGATTGAAGTTGAGCAAATTAAAACTCAGTTGGAAGAGAATGAAAAACATATTGCAGCGGGTGACTTTCATCTGGTCGCTTAATCGGTGCGGGCTATATGATCCCCATGTTTGATCTGAGTCACAACACGCACTCCGCATAATCGTAAGCGGAACCTTACTACTAGCCATGCAAGCATTGACGGTGATGCGCCCGCCTTGTAAGCGGGAGAAGAGGATTCAAGCGCCTCGCTAGGCTCCATACATAACCGTACCGGCGTAACCGGGACTGAAGGCGTGGTAAGCGACAAATAACCATTGATCGCCCAACATCAACCGGAGGATGTCTTGTGCGGACTTGAGCGGTTAGCCCGCAGCACACTTATTCGAGGAAATCATGTTTGGATTTGTGACAAAAGAAGAAGCGCTTGAACTTGGCTTTACCCATCACGCCAGCTATTACGGAATCCCGCTCTGGATTACTGACGATGAGTTTCCGATGGTTGCAACAAAATGGGAACCGTTGGAGCATGTGATGACACTCTTTCATTATATCGAAGGATTCATGAATACATTTTCCCCGATGGATGAACAGGGATTTTTATTCAAAATCGGGCCTCCGATTAAATGAAACGACTCTGGATCGTCCGAAAAATAGCCGCCTTGTGCGGTTTTTTTTATTGCCCCATGTGCGAGAAATACACCAACACCAAATATCCAACTTGGGTTGGCGGACACATGATCTGTTCAAAATGCGCCAGCGTAGTTATCAGTAAAAAAATCGCAGATTGGTATGGAGATTTCAAATGAACTACGAAAATTTGAAAAGCATAAGTCCGGGACTTTCGCTTTCAAATTACTGCGAGCTATGCGGCAAACTCAAGAAAGCAAAAAACCACAACAGCGATGCTTGCTCAAAGAAGAAACAAAAAATTTATGAATCACGCGGAAATCGTATTGATCAATCTCTACATCTCGCTGCGAATATCCGAAGCGAAGAAAAAACTGTTTGAAGAAAAGGAGTGCCCCGTTCCTGCCGACCTGATTGTTCGTATTGAAAATCTCAAAGCAGAAATAGCGGAGCGTGAAAGGAAAATATGTTAGCCAATAATCTTGGTTTCAAAGTCACTACCAGACTTATTGATTGGAGTGAGCAATGCCGCAGAGCATGGGGCACGGAATGGAACGCGCCTGATCACGGGATATATGAGTTCGCCAACGGTCGAAAGTTTGATTCAACAGATCGCGGTACTACGGGTATCTATGGCATTTCCGGGATTAATTATTTGATGGTGGGCGATGGTCAATATCCAGACATGCCATCCAATGACTACATGTTGCAACTGACTCTCGACAAGATTGAGCTTGAATAATGGCTGATTCAACCATATCGCAATTGCCGTTAGCGGTTTCGCTTTCGGCAACTGATTACATTCCTGTCGATCAGGGCGGGGTAACTAAAAGAGCAACGCTGGGCATGTTGGGTAACGGGACGGTAATAGTCGCGCCGGGAAAAACTTTATACGTCAATAACACAATTACATTTACCGGAACAGATGGCACAACAATAACTTTTCCAGCCACGTCAGCGACGATGGCAAGAACGGATGCTGTGCAGAGTTTTACAGGACTTCAGACTTTTACTGATGGAATAACAACCCCCGCTCAATTTACCTCAACAATTGCCACGGGTACGGCACCGTTTGTTGTTTCGAGTACCACGCCAGTCACCAATCTTTCGATTGGCGGAAATGCGGCCACAGCGACCACAGCCGCAGCATGTTCAGGTAACTCGGCCACAGCAACAGCGCTTGAAACAGCACGAACCATTGATGGTGTCAGTTTTAACGGAACTGCAAACATATTGGTTGTTGCCCCGGCCACTCACGCAGCAACAAATAAAACGACACCAGTTGATGCGGATGAATTCACCATCTGGGA